AGAATTAGTTCCAGGGTTTGGTATTACCATGTCACTGGATGTTTTAAACAACGGCATTCAGCTGCAAGAAATACAGTTAAACGATGTTTTAACTCTTATACAGGAACAAGAATATGGACAACAACAAAACATTCTCCTTGACTTTATCTTCTCGGACGATGTTAACTCTGGTCTTAACAGCATTGCCGATTTTAGGTGGAGGAGCCTATTACGGGATAACCCTCTACAACAAGATGCTTTCGGTGATTAATAAGTTTGATGCTAATAAAGTAGTTATGCTAGAAGAACAATTAAATGACCAACGTGAGAGATATGTTGAGCTGATGCAAACTAATATTAGACTACAAGAAAAAGCAAGTGAGGCAATAGCTCTAGCCCGTGAAGCAAAGGCAGTAAGTTCAGGCACATCACGCGAAGTAGAAGCAGCGTTATCTAGTATTAGAAGTGAGGTTAAGTCGCAAATAGACGGCGTTAATGATAAAATGAGAGCATTACAAAAAGCTACAACTAACCCATTAGCTAAATAAGGAGTATTAATGTTAAGTATTATTTCAGGTATATTAGGTTTCGCAACATCAGGTTTACCCAGTGTTTTAGACTTCTTCAAAAATAAAGGAGATCAGAAGCATGAACAAGCAATGGCCAGATTGGAAATGGAACGAGCCATGGAAATGGCTAAAGCTGGCTATGCGTCTCAAGAACGTATTGAAGAGTTCCGAACGGATCAAGTCGAGATGGAAACCTATGCACAAGAAAGACTCGCACTCTACAAACACGATGCTGAAATCTCGAAGAATGCGTCTACTTGGGTTATTAATCTCCGTGCTAGTGTTCGCCCCGTTATCACCTATCTTATGCTTTTTGTTCTTTTATTTGTGGATATAGTAGGTTTGATATGGGCCATTAAATCTGGCGTAGACTTTGCTACTGCGATGGAAATAGTTTTTAGTAACGAAGAGATGGCAATCTTCGCAAGTATCATAGGGTTCTGGTTTGGAAGTAGGAGATGGGATAAAAAATAGTGAAAACATCAGACACAGGGATACACCTCATCAAGTATTTCGAGGGGGTTCGGTATAAGCCATATATGTGCAGTGGGAATGTATGGACGGTCGGCTGTGGACACGCACTATATCCTAGACAACTAGTAATGAATTTAGCTGATAGAGCTAAGTTTGATTTAAAACCAGAAGATAATAGAAATTGGACGAAAGAAGAGGTAGATGGATTACTTAAATACGACTTACAACGCTTCGAGCTGGGAGTACTTCGTTTGTTGGGTACTTTGCAACCAACACAGTCTGAGTTTGACGCTCTTGTCAGCTTTAGCTTTAATCTTGGTTTGGGGACATTTCAAAGATCGACAGTTCGGTCGGCATTTATCCGTGGTGATAAAACGCGTGCTGGAGAAGTTCTTTTAAAGTATTGTCGTGCAGGTGGTCGAGTATTAAAAGGATTACAGAGACGAAGACTCGCAGAACATGCGATGTTTATGTCAGGAGCATAATATGCCATTAATTAAATTAGGATTTAAACCAGGAGTTAACCGAGATAGAACCAACTATTCACAAGAGGGTGGATGGTGGGCGTCCGATAAAATTAGGTTTAGACAAGGCTTTCCTGAAAAGATTGGTGGATGGGAAGTAGAAACCTTTGACCAATACACAGGACAGGCTCGTAGTTTATTTACTTATGTCACGCTTGATGGTTCTGTGTTAGTGACTATTGGTACACATGTAAAAATGTATGTCAATGCAGGTACAACACTGTATGACATCACACCAATAAGAGCTACATTTACTTCTACTGATACTGATAATTGCTTTGCTACTACTAATGCATCAACAACAATCACAGCAACGATTACAGGTCACGGCGCAATTACTGGAGACTATGTTACATTTAGTGGGGCTACAACTGTAGGTGGTGTTCCAGCAGGTGAGTTAAATGCAGAACATGAGATTACTGTCGTTAATTCAAACACATTTACTTTCACAGTATCTACTGCAGCAACTTCAACGGTAGCAGCAGGTGGTGGCACAGGCATTACAGCAGCTTTTCAAATTAATGTAGGTTATGCTACTGCAACTGCAGGTTATGGTTGGGGTACTTCTACTTGGTCACGAGGCACTTGGGGTTCTGGTTCTACTATACCGTTCTACTTTATCCCTAGACTTCAGTTCCAAGATAAATTTAATAATGACTTAGTCTTTAATATTAGAGATGAAAATATATATTATTGGGTCTATAACACAGGTTTTTCTAACCGTGCAGTCTTATTAAGTTCTCTCAGTGGCGCTGTTGCTGTACCTAAAGAAGTTGGTAAAATTATGTTTGCCCCATCTGGACACTTATTAGCATTAGCTTGTACCAACTATGATGCAAGTGCAGCTTCTCCAGACTATGAAGGTTCTTATGACCCACTGCTTGTTAGATGGTCTAACGTAGACGCGACTGTCGGGCCTGAACCAGAAAAATGGCAGCCAACAGCGACGAACACAGCAGGTTTCTTACGACTCAAATCGGGTTCTCGTATTATTACAGCTAAGTCTACTAGACAAGAAATATTGATATGGACTGACTTTTCATTAAGTTCATTGCAGTTTTTAGGTACACAAGAAGTATTTGGCTTACAAGAACTATCGTCCAACATTAATATTATGAGTCCAAACGTTGTGGCTGAAGCTAACAACGTCATTTATTGGATGGGTACGGATAAATTCTATGCATACTCTGGTCGTGTGGATACGCTACCTTGTACACTAAAACAATATATCTTTGATGATATTAATCGTGAGCAATCAGACCTATTCTTTGCTGGCACTAACAACGAGTATAACGAGATTATTTGGTTCTATGTGTCTGAAGGTTCACAAGATATTGATCGCTACGTTATCTACAACCACCAAGAACAAATTTGGTATTATGGCACACTAGATAGAACCGCATGGGTAGATGCCGGTGTGACTGATTTTCCAATTGCAGTGGATGACGGTTGGGTCTATGCACATGAGAAAGGTAATGACGATGGTCAACCACTAGGTGCTGCGCCTCAACCAATTACGTCATACATTGAATCTGCCGATATGGATATTGGTGACGGTGATAAATTTATACTTATTAATAGGGTAATTCCAGATGTTAACTTTACTGATTCTGATACCACTAATTCTGTAACGGGCGCTGCATTAACTCCAGAAGTTGATATTACTGTGGGCGTTCGCAAGTTTCCAGGCGCACTCCCTGCTACTTCGGATGTTAGAGGTACTTCAAACACTAAGCCTGTTGTGACAAGTGCAACTATTGACCAATATACTAACCAAGTCTTTTTAAGAGCACGAGGTCGCCAGATGAACTTTAAAATTGCATCAGACGGGATTGGTGTGCAGTGGCAGTTAGGCTATCCAAGAGTAGATGGTCGTGAGGATGGCAAACGCTAATGGCTGAGTTTAAGACCACTAAAGCTCCTAACTTAGTTATATCAGATAAAGAATATAAGATAGATAATGAGGCGCAGTTTCGTAATCAGTTGCGACTTTATTTTAACCAAGTTGACTCAGGCTTTGAACAGATATTAATTGGTGAAGGAGGAAGCAATTTAAGCTTTCCTCATATTGCAGCTTCACACAATGCAGACCAAGAAGCAGACGGAGATGACACACCTACTAAAGTTTTATGGGACTTATTAGAAACAGCGAAAGGTTTTACTTTAAATGGTGATAGCACAGCGACTGCACAGTATACAGGTGTATACAAGATTGACTATGGTCTACAACTTTCTAATACAGCAAATGCACTACATGATGCTAAAGTATGGTTACAAGTAAATGGAAGTGATGTACCTCGTTCATCAGTTGTGTTTACATTACCTGCAAGAAAATCAACAGGTGACCCAAGTTTATTATTAGCTTATTCTTCAATAGTATTTAGTGTTGAAGCTGGACAAAGTTTTGCATTATATTGGGCAACAGACCAAGCTTATGAATCAGGTGTAACAGATGGAATTTATTTATTAAATGAACCAGCGACTACAACGCCCTATGTGTCGCCGGCTAC